GTTGGTGTTAGCTGACGAGTATGGCTATGGACGCAAACGGCTGGAGGAATATTGCGAAAAGCTGCACGCAAAGGTACACGAAATGATTGGTCGATATGGCAACGACTGGCCGGACTCAGCAATGGACAGTCTAAAAAAGAAGGGCGTGGAGATCCTGGACGACGGATGGATCGCCGAGCGGCAGTGGTACATCGACAAGAGTAAGCCGAGAGAGCCGGATCCAGTTGTTCCGATCAAATTGCACGGCGAGCTGGAACGGTTCCGGAAAGCGTTGGAAGGACAAGGAGGCGATGCCATTGGAAAAAGACACTCTCCGAAGATACCGGCACCTGAACCGTGAGATAGACCAGCTGTTGGAGGAGAAAAAGCGATGGAAGGAACTGGCGCTCAGAGTCACGCCTGGTTATTCCGAAGCTCCAACGGGGGCGGGCTCGGGTTCCGGCAGGATCCCGTCTGCTGTAGAAAAGATTATCCTCTGGGAAGGGAAGATCGATGCAAAGATTGACGAGCTGGTCGAGTTGCGAAAAGAGATCGAGATCCTGATCAACAGGGTGGACGATGCGACGCAGCGGGAGATCCTTCACCGGCGATATATCCTCGGGCATAAATGGGAGAAGATCTCAGCCGATATGCTGTTGGATTATCGTTGGGTGCTCAGGTTGCACGGCAGAGCTTTACAAAAACTGACCACTCAAAGCCACATTGATCTATGTTAAGCTGGTATTGTCCCAGATAAGGACGGGCGCATGATGGTATCACCTCCTGACAGAAAAGGCATCGGAAACGGTGTCTTTTTCTGTTTTATCCGGACCGCGCGACTGAGGCCCTGCGAAAGAGGCCCATTGTCAGCGGGGTAACACCTCGCTGTTTTGCAATTATCCGAGGAAAAGAGAGGAGAGTTTCCGTGGTCGACTGGCTGAAAATCAGAAACGAATACATTAACGGCTGTGGAAGCTACCGCAGTATTTCCGAGAAATATGGCATTCCTTTTGGTACTGTCCGATCCAGGGCGGAGAAAGAAGAATGGGTCAAACTGCGAAAAGAACAGATGCAGGTGCTCATCCAAAAAACCGCACAAAAAACCGCTGAGGTTCTCTCTGATCGGGAGGCTGATCGATTGAGCAGAATCCTGACCATGGCTGACAGATTATCTGATCAGCTGGATCAGGCGATCACCGAACTGGATCAGCAGTTGGTCAGGCAGAAAAAGAAACAGCGCGTTGTCGAATACAACGACCCGGCAGCTCCTGGCAAGCCCACTAAAGAGACCGTCGATGAGATAGAAGAATTGGAAGTTGTAGAAGGCCCCATAGACCGTTTGGGGTTGCAACAGCTGACCACGGCGCTGAAGAATCTCAAAGAAGTCATTTCCGATGCTGAGGCTGCTGTTCCTCCTGCGGATGGAGAAGACGATCCTCTGACCGCTGCTCTGAAGGAGGAATTCTTCTGATGGGTTTTTCGGAAAAACAGCGGGCAGTTCTGACATTTCCTTTTACGGGAAAGACCGCTCTGATCTGTGACGGCGCCGTCCGTTCCGGCAAGACCAGCGTTATGAGCTTGTCGTTCATCCGCTGGGCGATGGATTCCTTTGACCGGCAAAGCTTCGCCATCTGCGGCAAAACGGTTGCCAGTGCCGAACGCAATATTCTAACGCCCCTTCTGGGGATCGGATATCTCAAAGAGCATTTTTCCATGACCTTCTCCCGCTCAAGGCATCTTCTGACGGTGCAGAGAGGGCGGAAGGTCAATTATTTTTACATCTTCGGCGGCAGAGACGAGTCCAGCTTCACCCTGATCCAGGGCATGACCCTTGCCGGCGTGATGCTGGATGAGGTCGCCCTGATGCCCCGTTCGTTTGTGGAGCAGGCGTTGGCCAGATGTTCGGTGGACGGGTCGAAATTCTGGTTCTCCTGCAATCCGGAGGGGCCGAACCACTGGTTCTATCAGGAGTGGATCCGGAGCGCCGGGCGTAAGGATGCGCTGCATCTGCATTTTTCCATGTTCGATAACCCGAGCCTCTCCGAAGAGATCCGCAGGCGATACGAAAGCCTGTACACCGGCGTTTTCTATCAGCGGTATATCCTGGGTGAGTGGTGTATCGCCGAGGGCCTTGTCTATGACTTCGGTGAGGAAAACATCACCGACGCTGTCCCGGAGATGGGCGAATACTTCATTTCGGTTGACTATGGCACTCTGAATCCGTTCTCTGCGGGACTCTGGTGCTGGGATGGCAAGCAGGCTGTCCGCATTCGGGAGTATTATCACAACGGCAGAGAAAAGGGGCAGCTAACCGATGAAGAGTATTACGAAGCACTGGAGGCTCTGGCCGGTGATCTGTCTGTTTCCAGTGTGATCGTTGACCCTTCGGCTGCAAGTTTCATCACCACCATCCGCCGGCGCGGACGGTTTAAGGTCCGGCAGGCGAACAACGATGTTATGGACGGCCTGCGGGTAACGGCTGCCTATCTGAAAGACGGAACGGTGAAGATTCACCGCAGCTGCACTGCGTCGATCACTGAGTTCGGTCTGTATCGCTGGGACACTGACGCCAACGCAGACAGGCCTGTAAAAGAGAATGACCACGCCATGGATGAGATCCGGTATTTCTGTTATACCGTTCTGCGAAAGCGAGCGGGCAGAGAATACAAGTCTCTATGGCTTTGAGGAGGACACCAATGACCACCTATCAGGATCTGATGGCTGCTGCAGACCGGGCGGAAGCGCTCATTGCCGCCATTGATGATCATAAGAAAAGTGAAGCGTTTTGCACTGCAGCTGACGCCATGGAATATGATGCCAGGCGAAACGTAACTATTACTCGTTATCAGAAACTTCTATACACACTTTCCGGACAGGTTGTACCGGACAATTTCACGGCCAATCACAAGATCGTCAGCGGCTTCTTCCCCAGATTTATCACTCAGCTGAATCAGTATCTGCTGGGCAACGGCATCACGCTAGATGAGAAAGCACGAAAAAAGCTTGGAAAAAGCTTCGATCGAAAGCTTCAGCAGCTTGGCAGATCTGCTCTGGTAGGTGGTGCTGCTTTCGGATTCTGGAATTTCGACCATCTTGAGGTCTGGAAACTGACTGAGTTCGTTCCTGTCTGGGACGAAGAAACCGGAGCTTTGCGGGCTGGTATTCGCTTCTGGCAGGTCGCTCCCGGTAAGTCGGTGCAAATGGTCTTCTATGAAGAAGACGGCTATACCTGCTATTCGCTGAAAGAAAAAGAGCTGCGCATTATAGAAGAAAAACACACCTACCGGCGCATCATCAAAAATACTCCCGCGGACGGTGTCGAAGTCGAAGACAGCGGAAACTATGGAAGTCTACCCATTATCCCGCTCTGGGGTAATCCTCACCACCAGTCGGAGCTTGTCGGCATCCGCAGTCAGATCGATGCCTATGATCTGATTAAATCAGGTTTTGCCAATGATTTGGATGATGCCAGTATGATCTATTGGACACTGGAAAACTGTGGCGGCATGGACGATGTGGATCTTTCCCGGTTTGTCGAGCGAATGAAGACGATAAAAGCCGCTGTTGTAGACGGTGATGCCGGAGCAAAAGCGGAAGCTCATACTCTTGAGGTTCCCTATGCTTCCCGCGTGGCCTATCTGGAACGGCTGGAAAAGGATATGTACGGCGACTTCGGCGCACTGGATGTGACAAGCCTGCAGGGCGGACAGAAGACCGCCACTGAGATCCGTGCAGCCTATCAGCCGCTGGACAGCAAGGCCGACGAGTATGAATACTGCGTGCTGGAGTTTCTCGAAAAGTTCTTTGCCCTCATCGGTATCGAAGCGGATCCGGTCTTTAACCGCTCGCGCATCGATAACCAGCCGGAAGCCACCCAGATGGTGCTGATGGCTGCGGAATATCTGGACGATGAGACCATCCTGCGGCATCTGCCCTGGTTAACGCCGGAGGAGACGGAGGAGATCCTGAACCGAAGAGCGGATACCGACGTTGACCGTCTGGGGGGATAAGCAGTGGACTATGGTCACGACGAGACCGAGAAGCTGCTGAGGTCCCTTGAGCGGAGGATCAAAGGCGTCTATACCGAAGCAGCGAAAGAGCTGCAGAAGACCATCGACGAGTATCTCGCCCGGTTTATCGGCCGGGATGAGGAGATGCGTGAATCGATGGAAAGAGGCGAGATCAGCGCCGAGCAGTATCAGCACTGGAGGCTCACACAGATCGCCAGAGGCGAACGGTATGAAACCATGCGGGACGAGCTGGCCGAACGGGCCACAAAAGCCAACGAGGCAGCCGTCGCCTATGTCAACGACGCAACACCGGGCATCTATAGTCTGAACCGAAATTACACCTCCTATGTGATCGAGCAGGCGGCCGGAGACTGCGGTTTTACACTTTTTGACGAGCAGACGGTGAAAAGACTCATTACCGAGCAGCCGGATCTGATGCCCCACTATCCGGAAAAGCGGGCGGTCAGACGGGGGATAGATCTGGAATACGGCAAAAAGCAGATCACTGCCGGCATCCGGAGCGGGATACTGCAGGGCAAGCCCATTAGAGGCATCGCCGACGATCTGCAAAAACGGATCACATCCATGAACCGGGCTTCCGCCATCCGGACGGCCAGGACAGCTGTAACCGCCGCCCAGAACGCCGGAAGGCAGGACGGGTATGAAGCCGCAGCAAAGCTTGGAATCAAGGTACGCAAGCGCTGGATCGCCACCAAGGACAGCCGTACCCGTCATGATCACGGCATGGCTGACGGTCAGATAGTCGAGTACAATGAAATGTTCAAGGTAGGCGGTTATGAGCTGGCCTTTCCCGGTGATCATCAAAACGGTGCTCCCGGCTGGCTGATCTATAACTGCCGGTGCACCATGGCAACTGTCGAAAAGAACGGCATCGAAGCGGAACTGCGGCAGATGCGGGTCAGAAACCCCGCCACCGGACGAAACGAACTGGTCAGCGAGATGAGCTATGAGGAGTGGGTCGGGTGGAAGGCTGGACTTGAAAAAATCTGGCAAAGTGATATAATTGATGTGACTGAAGCGTACAGTTTTGCTCAATACGATTCCATGCTGCGGCACAGAAAACGAGTGATTGAGACAAGCAGAACTCGAAGCCTACCTGAAAGAGAAAAAGCGCATAGTATCAGTGATTTCATCAGCAAAGATGGAACCGTTAAACAGCGTAGAGTATACGGTGCTGACGGCAGAGCCGTAACCGATTATGATACCAGCGATCATAAGCGCCCAAAACACCACCCCACCGGAGCACATAAGCACGTTTATGATTACAGCAAGGATAAACCACACGGCTCGTGGCAGGAACTGAGCGAAACTGAGTTGGCTTACAACAGCGATATTATCAGAGAGGGGGAAAATTATCATGCGCGAAAAACTGATCGACCTGATGCGCCGTGGGGCTGATATCGAATTTTTATGCAGAGGACGGATGTTTACCATTCTGGCGTGGTTGGAAGACGGCATCTCAATCGGACCACAGGATTCGGACGAAGACGACATTTTCCCTGACGCAGAAACTCTGCTGCGAGAGTATGAAATCGACGGCATCCCTATGGAAAGACTGTTGAGCGAAATTTTTATCAAGTTTTCAAGTTGAACCGCCCGCTTCGTGCCGGCGGTTTTTTCATGCCCGAAAAGAGGAGATCCCGTGCAGTTCACCTTCACCGACCATTCCGATGAGGTCAAAAAAGCATTGCAGGAGGCCGTCGAGCGTGCGCTGGAGCGCTGCGGTTCACAGGCCGAGGGCTATGCCAAGGATCTGGCGCCGGTGGACACCGGTCAGCTGAGAAACAGCATCACCCATAAAGTCGTGTCCGGCGAACAGGCGGTCTATATCGGCACCAACGCGGAGTACGGCCCTTATCAGGAGTTCGGCACCGGCATTTATTACCCCGGCGGCAGGCCGACTCCCTGGCATTATCAGGACGACCGTGGAAACTGGCACCGTACCCGCGGCCAGAAGGCACAGCCTTTTCTCCGGCCGGCGATCAGCGACCATACGCAAACCTACAAAAACATCATCAACGACGAAATGAGACGCGACTGAGAACTGCCGCGTCTTTTTTGTACCCGTCCGCAGAGAAAAGCGGGCGGTTTTTACTTTTCCGAAGGAGTGGAGAAAAATGGCACTTACCCGAAAACTTTTGAAGGCACTGGGCATCGGCGAAGAAGCGATCGATGAGATCATTGCCGCACACACCGACACCGTAGATGGCCTCAAGGCTGATATCGCCCGCTATAAGAAAGATGCAGAAGAGCTTCCCGACGTTCAGAAGGAGCTGGACGACCTGAAAGCGGCAGGCGATGACGGCTACAAAAAGAAATATGAGGACGAACACAGAGCCTTTGAGGATTTCAAAAAGGCTCAGACCGCAAAAGAAGCTCTGAGCGCCAAGGAAACGGCTTACAGAGCGCTGCTCAAAACCGTTGGCATCAGTGACAAACGAATCGACACCGTCATGAAAGTGACGGATCTCTCTGCGCTGGAGCTTAAAGACGGTAGGTTTACTGACGAGGAAAAGTTGGTTGGCACCGTCAAGACCGAATGGGCAGACTTCATTACCACCACTACCGAAACTGGCGCGCCCACTCAGAATCCTCCCGCAGAAGCTTCC